GTTCTGCGAATCATCGAGTAATAAAACCCGCCATTTGACCCAAGCGTTCCAAAGTTTGCTTGTGAATTTACTGGCACAGAATAACAAGTTCCCGATCCAGATGATCGAATTCCAACCCAGTAACTTGTGTTTGCTTCAAATGTGAAATCAAAATTTTGATATTTGTAGCCAGTTGAGTTGATGTTGAATGATGTTGACTCATACAGCAATTCATCTGGAAAGCCATTGTCGCCAGCGGAATAAATCACCATCTTTGCCTGTGACCCGATGCTTGACATATAAATTCCAATTTGGTCAACAGCGAATGATCTAGAAACAAACATTGGCGCAAGATTGATGCTATTTGCGGTCAATGTGAAACTGCTTGAATTCCCGCCATTTGGTGAATTATCGTAATAATTGCTTGAAATCTTGTCAAAGTTTGGCGTCAATGCTTGACCAGCATCGCCTTTGATTCCTTGTATTCCTTGAATGCCCTGAATACCCTGTGGGCCTTCAGCAAGAATCTCAAGTGATGGAGTTGCCAAGTCATTTGTCACATCAACAGTTTGAATTGTTGACTCAGTTACAACAACAGAGTCTGAAGAAGTCGTAATATCAACAGACGCAATTTCATCGGTCACAACAACCGTTTGAATGTCCGTATCAATAACAACAACTGTGTCAGTCACTTTGTAACTTCTTTCGACAAAGTTACAGAGCCTTCGACAAGGCGAGTTACAACACCAGCACCACTTACCAGCTCAAGATCATAAACCCCAGTGCTGAAATCAAGTGCGGCGGTTTCTGTTGCCGTAAGTGTCAAAGTAACTTTTCCTTGCGCGGCAGTAATCACAAGTTGACCATTAGCGTTCGTTGCAGACAACAAGGTTGACGTTGAATCGATGGATGCACGAATTTGCATCCGAGCAGAGTAACCAGTGAGATCAATGACAGTTCCTTCTGAGTCTTTCCAAACAAAAGACTTTGAAGTTGTCACACCTTGCTCAATAGTGAAATCGTGACTTGCCGCCGCCATTATTGTTTCTCCAGCACAATCATCGTCATTCCTGTCCCATCGTCTTGAACAATGCGACTCAAATAAGTTGTTCCAGAAATAACAAAAGAATCACCTTCGACACACTCAGAAACATCAGAAGTCCTGCAAGTCAACCTCGGCTGTTGAATTGCAAACCCGACTTCACCACCAGAGTCAACCTCGACAAACTGATTGTCAAAGATCGCCGTGATTGTGGTTGTCAGTTTGTTGTGTGTGTATGAAACAGACTGCCCAAAATCAGTCAACATGATCAAACGGTCATCAGCGGTTTCAACTGGCATCGTCAGCCTCTTGTGCTTCTGAAATCAATTTGCGAGGGCGACCCCTGCGAGTCACTTTTTCTTCACTTACATCAAGACCAATTGAACGATCAAAAGTCTCTGGCTCATTGAATGGGACGCATCGACCATATCCCATCAAACTGCGAGCCTCATCATCGCTCAATTCGACTACCTCGCCTGAAGCCTTTGCGCCTTGCGAAGTCATTGTGTTTTTAGTGATTTGATATTTCATTGGCAGAAATGGGGGGTGATTAGCCCCCCATGTTCAATTAAGCACCATCGTTGTTGAAGGCGAACGACACAGCGTGACGAACGGCAACATCAATTGACTGCATAGCGATCACACGGACGGTTCCGGCAGTGCCACCGGTGTAGGGGTCAACCAGAATGTCCAAACCGCCAAACATACCAATCAACAGATCAGCAAAGTTGCCGAAATACAGGTCACCAGCGGTAACTTGGTTCGACACGATTGCTTTGTAACCGTTGACCATGCCATCAGGCTCAACCACGAAGATTGCTTGGTTGGTAGCCTTGGCGGTAGTCTTCAGTGCGCCATACATGGACGCGGGAAGGATGTAGGCGAGGTTGCCACGCAGAGCGTTGTCTTCAGCCACAGCCGTTTCCATTGCAACCACTTCAGCCCAAGTAGGCGTAGCGGCGGCAAAGTTGGTTGGCGTGTTGATGCCAGAAGTGTTCTTGATGCCAGTGGGTTGACCAGAGGAACCAGAACCAGCCAAAGCACCCAAGTCCAAAGCGGTAGCGATGGAGTCAGCCAAGTCTTGACGAACCAGTGCTTCAATCGAGGGGTTTGCACCCATCATCATGTTGCGGCTGATGTCGGTGAAAGCACCGGCGGTTTTTGGAGCCATCGTGATTGAGCCAACGGTCATCTCGCTTTCGGAAGCGGGAGAGCCTTCAGTAAACCAACCAGCAGACGAGGCGGCAGTCTTCTTCGGAATCTTCACAGTGCCAGAGAGACCTGTCAACATCGTTGCACCTGCTTGCATCACGCTCGAAGCGTTACGCAGAGCGTCGATGAAGTCACCGGGACGATAGTTCTGCGGAATCAGAGCAGCATCGTCAGAGGTGTTCAGGTCACGTTGACCCCACGATCGCAGGACTTCGGCGGGAACCAAAATACCCTGAGCAGATTGACCATAAGCGCGTTGTGCGGCTTCGGAACACTCAAGTTCAAAAGCTGCGGCACGTTGTGCAGCACGATCAGAGGGGTTAGCCAGAGCGTTGATGGCACGAAGCAAAGAATAGGTTTTCTCTTCTTTGCGGCTCATTCCAATATCAGCGGCTTGCTGGACGGGGGCATCAAAAGCGCCGGATGCCACGGCAACATTCACATCGTTCGACATTTCAATTTTCCTTTCGGTTGCCTCGGGCTGGACTTCTTGCGTCACTTCCTCGGCAGGGGTTTCGGTAATTTGCGGTTCACTTGCTTGCTGTTCGTCAACAGTCTCAGTAATGACCACATCAGGAGTTTCCACCTCGGCTTCAGAGGCGATTTCTTCCATCGAACGACCAACTCCAACCGTGACATCAGCAGGAATCGACACAATCGAGGCTTCCATCGGTCGCCAACTCGTTGCGCGGAAAGAGCGACCATCAGCAGACTTCATCATTTTGTTGATGGAGTAGCCAATAGACACATTCCCGCGAATGTTGTCGGCAACATCTCCATAAACCTCTGAAGCAAGTGCGCTCTTACCAAAACGCACATTGGCTCGTAACTTACGAGCTTCAGCATCGAGGGATACAGATTCAATTACGCCAATCTGCTTTTCAGGATCATGGTCAAGCAGTAGAGGCGCACGACCTGAGTTCAGGAAACTCAGATCAATAGCTTCGGATGAGTGAACAAGAATCTCATCGCCAAATGAACGAGCCACAGGAGTCTCAGAAGAGATACTCATCGCGATTCGTCGTTCATCTTGAACGGTTACATCTGCAAATTCAGAGCGAGTGAACTTTGATTCAGTTTTGCGCTCTTCTTGGATTTCGTCCATAGTTAAATCCTCACTTTGTTGCAATTCTAAAGTTGTGGCTTGAATTTCTCCAACTTCACGCTCAGAGGCTTCCTCAAACTCAATTGGTGAAAAGTCATGCTTTGCCAACCAATCACGAGCCTCGGCAGGGCTGAACTTCGTTTTATCAAAGCGGATGGCTTGCAATTCGGTCGCGCCATCTTTAACGCCGTAAATAAAATCGATGCCATCACCGCCTTCGTCATTGACACGAGCAAACGAATCGTATTGAGCCGGGTCTTTCAGCCTAGCAGCGTGTTCGTTTGGATATGGGCGCATATCTTCCATGCTTCGCTCCTTTTGCCGCCGATCTAGACCACGTTGAGCCTCTTCTTTCATGGAATCAGTTGGTATTGGCATCTTCAGTTACCTGTGCAACGGTTGGCAGTTTTGCGCCAAATGGCTCAAACGCAAGGCTGATGCCATAAGCCGCAGCCATTTCTTTCTCTGCCTGAATCTGGTCGAACACCTCTTCAATATCTTTGCCATATTGGTTTGCGACATCCTGCAAACTCAGAATACCATTCGTCATACCAACAACGGCAGCGTTCATTTCTTTGAGAGGATCGACCCACTGGAACCCTCGTGCCCTGAAGACTGTCGCATCTGCGAATTTGTCAAAGCGACTCGCTGGAATGTTGATAACTCCGTTTTCCATGATCGACATCAGGAACTTGCGGAAGACAGGTTCAACAAAGTGCTGAATGAGGAAGTCTTGAACGACCTTCCACTGATCTCGGTCTTCAAGCGCACCTTGTCGAATCGACGAATACGACACGCCCTCCAAATCGTTTGCAAGCGATGTGTATGACACCCCTAGACCCGATGCAATCCCTCGCAGAACAGCCTTCTCAAAGTCAGCAAATGCACTCGTTGGGTGAGTCGGGTCGAACTGCGTGAAGTTAACGCCTTCAGGCAATTGATGGAAGGTTCCGGGTTCGGCTTCCATGATCGGGACTTTGTTTTCAACATCATC